ACTTGATGTTAGATTATCATTAACCCTGTCCGCATTATTAAAAAGCTTGGCGGAGTTCTTGATTGCCGTTGCAATATTAGCTGGCAATGGTTTCTTAGGATCGAACTTTAATGTAGTATTAGACATAATATGTCTCCTTTTTTATTGGGTTAAACTCCCGTCCCAGACGGGACTTGAAGTATCAACAATCGTTGCTGATAAGATCAACGTAGCATAACTTGTTACTGTACAGTATGGATAACCATAACTTGTTACCATATGTAATTATAAAACACCAAAAAGCAAACCATACCCCACCCCTATGCCCCACTTTATATATTTGTGCGTACGCGTATGTATATATACTAATTTACTCAAATATTTTCGTTTTCCCTGAGTTTGACCCCACCCCCCTCTATATAGGAAGACCCCCCCATAGGAGTCCCAAACTACTTTACAAAAAAATTTTTTACGTTATATATTGATTTGCGTGGCCTCATTAAAAATAGAGGGATTCGTTTTTAATCAACGAGGTTACGCACCAACGGTTAAAACCTGCGAGCGAGAATGACAATAACGGTTGAACCTGAGTTAGGAGTACCTTTAGATAAGGTCAAACCTTCTTTAGATTTAAAGGAGCGTACTAATGCTGCTGCAAATACAGCTAAAGAATTAGAAGAACATGGGTTGGATACTAGTCCTGGCAAGGAAGATAAAGATATTGCATCTAAAATATCTGGGGCTTATGCAGAAAACCCTAGTAAAACTTCTAAATCAGTTACTCAAAAGAAGATTGCCACGCTCACTCCCGCTTCAATTATATTAACAAATAGTATTTTACAGGAGTTTGGACGTTCTGTAGTAGAAAATTCATTACAAATTCGCCATCTTGTTACTAATAAGTTACTCTTAGAAACAGATAATCCTGATCCAAGGGTGCGAATACGGGCGTTGGAGCTGTTAGGAAAGATATCAGACGTAGGATTGTTCGCAGAGAAGTCTGAAGTAACGGTAACTCATCAGTCAACGGACGATTTAAGAGAGAAATTACGTTCAAAACTAGCAAAATTAGTAAATCCAGAGGAAGAAACCGAAGATGCCGTTGTTATTAACGGTGAATCTATAGATGTAGACGAGGAATTAGGGTTAAAAGACATAGATGACGGCAGTTGAACCAAATTTTGACTTTTCTGAGGCTGAAGTCCAACTTATGTTGGATAATTTAGACCAATATACCCCTGATGAGATGGTAGAAATCGACAGAATGGTCGATGAGTTGGCTACCCGTGGTAAAAACCAGAAAGCCTATGATGATTTAGTCGCTTTTTGTAAACATATGCAGCCTGATTACATTGTAGGTAAGCATCATAGGTTACTGGCTAACATGTTAATGGACATAGAACAGGGTAAAAAAGACCGTATTTGCGTGAACATACCCCCTAGACACGGTAAGTCCCAGCTTGTTTCTATTTTCTTTCCAGCATGGTTTTTAGGGCGTAACCCGAATAAAAAAGTGATGATGGTGTCACACACGACTGATCTTGCGGTGGATTTTGGTAGGAAAGTACGTAATTTAATTGCCACAGAGGACTATGCTGCTATATTTCCTACTGTAAAGCTTGCTGTAGACTCTAAATCAGCAGGAAGATGGAATACAAACTCAGGAGGAGAATACTATGCTTGCGGAATCGGTTCCTCTATCGCTGGTCGTGGTGCTGATCTGTTGCTTGTTGACGATCCTCATTCTGAACAGGATGTTATAAACGGTAACTTTGAAGTCTTTGAGAAGGCATACGACTGGTTTACTTTTGGTGCGCGTACTCGTCTGATGCCTAATGGTAGAGTAGCTATTATACAGACACGTTGGCATATGGACGACCTGACAGGGCGTGTTACCAAAGATATGAGCCAGAACGCTAAGTCTGACCAGTATGAGGTTGTAGAGTTTCCCGCTATCTTAAAGGTCGAGGACAAGAAAACTAAGAAAGAGATAGAAAAACCGCTGTGGCCTGAGTTCTTTGATATGGAAGCCCTGCTGAGAACGAAAGCATCTATGCCCGTGTTTCAGTGGAATGCTCAGTATCAACAGGAACCTACAGCAGAAGAAGCTTCTATTGTCAAAAGAGAATGGTGGATGAAGTGGAAGAGTGAAGATCCTCCCCCATGTGAATATATTATCATGTCTTTAGACGCAGCTGCTGAAACACATAACAGAGCTGACTATACGGCATTGACAACGTGGGGAGTGTTCTTAAATGAGAGTGATAGTACATATAATGTGATACTTCTAAATAGTATAAAGAAACGTCTGGAGTTCCCTGAGTTAAAAAGTTTGTCGTTAGAAGAGTATGACAGGTGGAGTCCAGACTCATTCATCGTGGAGAAGAAGAGTGCAGGTACAGCTATATATCAGGAGATGAGACGCATGGGTATTCCTGTACAGGAGTATACCCCCCATAGAGGCTCAGGGGATAAGCTAGCGCGTCTAAACTCTGTAACTGATATCGTGTCGTCAGGTTTAGTATGGGTTCCTGATACGCGTTGGGCAGAAGAATTGATAGAAGAGGTTGCAGGATTTCCATTTATGAGTCATGATGACCTCGTGGATTCTACTGTTATGGCCTTAATGAGGTTTAGGCAGGGAGGGTTTATACGATTACCTAATGACGAACCCGAAGACATTATATACTTTAAGCAGAGAAAAGGTGGATATTACTGATGGCTATTGAAAAAGGTTTATACCAAGCCCCCAACGGATTAGACATGGATGATACCGCAGAGGGCGCAGCATTAGAGATAGATATAGTCAATCCAGATATGGTGACTCTCGATGATGGTAGTATGGAGGTAACGATTATCCCTGATGCGGATGTATCAGATACTATTCCTTTCGATGGTAACATTGCAGATATTTTAGAGAATAACCAGTTAACAGCGTTGTCGGGTGATTTACTTAGTATGGTAGAGTCCGACATGGACAGTCGCAAAGAGTGGGCTGACATATTCGTAAAAGGTTTAGATGTATTAGGATTTAAGTATGAGGAACGCACGGATCCTTGGGAGGGAGCTTGTGGAGTGTACTCTACCGTGTTAGCAGAAGCTGCTATACGCTTCCAAGCTGAGACTATGAGTGAGACGTTTCCTTCAGCAGGACCAGTAAAAACAAAAATACTTGGTGAGGAGACTAAAGAAAAAGAGGCAGCAGCCACCCGTGTAAAAGCTGATATGAACTATCAGTTGACAGAGAACATGGTGGAGTATCGCCCAGAACATGAAAGATTGCTGTATAATCTGGGTTTAGCAGGGTCTGCGTTTAAAAAAGTATACTACGATCCTAATTTAGGTAGACAGTGTGCTATATTTATCCCAGCTGAAGATGTGATTGTCCCCTACGGTGCGTCACACATAGAAACAGCAGAACGTGTTACTCATGTGATGCGTAAGACTAAGAACGAGCTGAAGAAGTTACAGGCAGTAGGATTTTACCGTGATATAGACTTGGGAGATCCTGAACCCTACCATACCGACATAGAAGAGCGCAAAGCCGAGGAAGGTGGGTATTCCCTTACAGATGATGACCGTTACGCTGTGTATGAGATACACGCTGACATTGTTATAGATGGGATTGATGACTCTGACGATGAGATCGCTAAACCCTACGTAGTTACCATAGAACGTGGTTCGGGGTCTATTTTAGCCATACGTAGGAATTATGCCCCTGAAGATACTTTAAAATTAAAGAGACAGCATTTCGTACATTACGTTTATGTGCCAGGATTTGGATTTTATGGGTTAGGACTTATACATATTATAGGTGGCTACGCCCGTGCAGGAACCTCCTTGATACGCCAGCTTGTAGATGCTGGTACTCTTGCTAATCTCCCTGGCGGTCTAAAGGCCCGTGGTCTTCGTATCAAGGGGGACGACACCCCCCTAGAACCTGGAGAGTTTAAGGATGTAGACGTGCCATCGGGTAGTATACGTGATAATATTATGCCGTTGCCTTATAAAGAACCTAGTCAGACTCTTTTAGCTCTATTGAACCAGATCACGACTGAAGGCAGAAGACTAGGAGCTATTAGTGATATGAACATATCGGATATGTCTGCTAATGCTCCTGTAGGTACAACACTTGCTCTTTTAGAGAGAACTCTTAAACCTATGGCAGCGGTACAAGCCCGTGTACATTACGCTATGAAGCAGGAGTTTAAGCTCCTAAAGATGATAATGTCCGAGTATGCCCCTGCAGAATATTCTTATCTCCCTGAAAGAGGTGAGATGACCGCAAGGCAGATTGACTATTCTATGGCAGATGTGATCCCTGTCTCCGATCCGAACAGTTCTACTATGGCACAGAGGGTGGTACAGTATCAAGCTGTACTGCAGATGGCTGCTCAGTCACCTCAGATATACGACTTACCACAGTTACACAGACAGATGATAGAAGTGTTAGGGGTAAAGAACGCTGAGAAGCTTGTGCCGACTAAAGATGATATCAAGCCTTCAGATCCTGTTAGTGAGAATATGGCAGCTCTACTAGGTAAACCGATGAAAGCATTCATCTATCAAGACCATGAAGCTCATATCGCTACTCATATGGCGTTTATGCAGGATCCAATGATTGCCCAGATGATAGGGCAGAACCCACAGGCTAAGAGAATTATGGGTGGATTACAGGCACACATAGCAGAACATCTAGGATTTAAATATAGAAAAGATATTGAGCAACGTGTGGGCGCACCACTCCCTGCACCTAATTCAGAGCTGTCTGAAGAGATTGAAGTTAATTTGGCTAGAGTTGTTGCAGAAGCAGGTAAACAACTTACACAGGCTAATATGAAACAAGCTGCTCAACAGCAAGCTATGGCTAAAGCGAAAGACCCCGTGATGCAAATGCAACAGGCAGAAATGCAGATCAAGCAGTCTGAAGTACAGAGAAAAGCTCAGAAGGATGCAGCAGATGCAGCTTTAGATAGAGAGAAGCTTAATCTTGAGAAAACTAAAGTCCAGATAGACGCTCAAGAAAAAGGAGTCAGGCTACAGGCAGATAAAGTTAAGGAAGATAATAAATTAGATTTAGAACTATTCAAAACAACTAGGAAACAGTAATGGCTAAAACCGTCTTTGACGTGCTTAAAGAAAAAATTGAAAGTGACAAAAAACAGGCAACCGAATTTCTTGTATCCGCTGGGGCAAAAGACTTTTCTCAGTACAAGGAAGTGACTGGTCTTATACGAGGTCTAGAGGCTAGTTTATCATACATGGAAGACCTTTCGCGCAACTATATGGAAGATGAAGATGAATAAAGCAATAAAATTAAAAATAGAAGAAGACGAGAATATAGATATCCAGAATGCTTCAGATGAAGATATTGAAGCTCAACTTCCAAAGCCTGTCGGGTATAAAATATTAGTGGCTCTACCTGAAGTTGAAAAAACTTACCAGAATACCAACGTTTTGAAGACTGATACTGAAATCCACCATGACTATGTGTTGTCTATTATAGGACTTGTAGTTGATGTGGGAGAACAGGCGTATCAGGACAAAGAACGTTTTGGTGCTGAACCTTGGTGTAAAACTGGCGATTACGTAATGTTTCGCGCTAATAGTGGTACAAGGTTTAAAGTTGGTGGAATTGAATATCGTTTAATGAATGATGATTCAGTGGAAGCCGTGGTTAATGATCCTCGCGGTGTGGCGAGAGCAATATAGGAAATAAATTATGGCGTTTGAGAAAGTGAATTATGATTTTCCCCACGAGGGAAACAAAAAACCTCAGATTGATATAGAAGATTCTGGGGCTATTGAGATAGATTTATCTAGTAAAGGTAAAGCTGAAGAGAAAAAAGTAGAACCTGAAGCACCTGAAAAGTTAGAGATTGAGGTCGTTGACGATACTCCAAAGGCTGACAGGAACCGTAAAGCTTCTGAACCTCCTGAAGATGTGACAGATGATGAGCTTGCAGATTATTCTGAAAAAGTCCGTAAGCGTATTCAACATTTTAGCAAAGGCTACCACGATGAAAGACGTGCTAAAGAAGCAGCTTTCAGAGAGAAGCAAGAGCTTGAAAGTTTAGCAAAAACTCTTGTTGAAGAGAATAAGAAACTAAAAGGTAATGTTAGTAAGAATCAAGAAGCATTACTAGAGCAAGCTAAGAAGAGCGCATCATCTGAGTTAGAAAACGCTCAAAAAGCATATAAAACTGCCTATGAAGCTGGTGACTCAGACGCTGTAGTTAAAGCACAACAGGACTTAACAAAAGCAGAGATTAAGACAGATAAACTACAAAACTTCAAACTGCCTACTTTACAACAAACAGAAACTCCTGTACAACCAGAAACTAAAGGTAGTGTTCCTAATACACAGGCTCAACAGCAAGTCGATGAAAAAGCCGTAGCATGGTCTCAAAAAAATCCATGGTTTGGCACAGACGATGAAATGACGAGTCTCGCTTTAGGACTACATAATAAGTTAGCGAAGCAGGGGATAAACCTGCAGAGTGATGAATACTACGAGGCAATAGATACTCGTATGCGCCAACTCTTCCCCGATCAATTTGACGGTGGAGAGGAAAAAATCGAGGCCGAACAGCCTAAGCAAAAGCCAAATGTGGTCGCACCCGCAACGCGGAGCCTAGCCCCTAAAAAGGTTAAATTATCTAAGACACAGGTGGGAATAGCTAAAAGGTTGGGAGTCCCCCTAGAATTATACGCCCAAAAGGTTGCAGAAGAATTGAGGAAAGAAAATGGCTGAAAACAGAATAGATCGTGAACTTACTACTCGTGACAAAACAAGTAGAAAAAAAGGTTGGCAGCGTCCAGAGGTTTTACCTTCGCCAAACCCAGAAGACGGCTATGTATATCGTTGGATACGAACTAGTACCCAAGGTCAAGTTGATGCCCCTAATGTTTCCTCTAAATTACGTGAGGGTTGGGAGCCTGTAAAAGCAAACGAACATCCAGAGATTACGATGGTTGCTGTAGAGAATGAAAGATTTGCAGACAATATTGTGATTGGTGGTTTAATGCTTTGTAAAGCCCCCCAAGAACTGGTTGATGAGCGTACGGCACATTACACTGCACAAACGCAAAATCAAATCCGTTCTGTTGATAATAACCTCATGCGTGAGAACGACCCTAGAATGCCGTTATTTAATGAACGGAAGTCGAAGGTTACTTTTGGAAAAGGCAATTAATATTGGAGTCTAAAATATGGCTTATCCTACTATTGATGCTCCCTATGGGCTAAAACCAGTCGGTTTGATCGGTGGTCGTCCGTACACAGGAGCTACTAGACAGATACCTATTGCTTCAGGTTATGGCACAGGCATATTCCACGGAGATGTTGTGCAATACAAGAACGATGGTACTCTGATTATCACCACGCTTCAGAATGATACTTCAGCAGTAGCTGGGGTTGTTGGCGTGTTTCAGGGCTGTACCTTTACAGATCCTAACACGGGTCAAAAGACATTTAGGCAAGATTATCCTGCTAGTACTACAGCAAGTGATATCATGGCTTATGTTGTTGATGATCCACATGTTATCTTTAAAGCAGTTAATTGTACGGGATCCACAGCTGATGGCGCGACCACTGGTCTTGCACCCCTAGCTAAAACTCGTGCGACTACAATTTCGTGTAATGCGGAACTTGTATTAAATACTGGTTTGACTGCCACGGGTAACAGTCGTCAAGGTATCTTTATTAACAATGTAGCAACTATACTACCGATTACTGTTATAGATGTTGTTGAAGATACTAAAGATAGCTCAGGTAACTTTACTGAGTTTCTTGTAAAAATAACAGCTGGTTATCATCGTT